TAGCTATACAAATAGAATCAGAAGTAGTAAAAGCTTTAAATTCTATGAAAGGGAAGCTCTTTAAGGAATATACTATAAATAGAGTTGGTTTTAAAAAGACAGACGCTACATCTGGATATATAATAATAGATTATAGTTTTGTACCATATGGAACATTAGAATCTATTAGTGTAATAATGGGGGTGTAATATGAATAATTTAGAATTGCTATTAAATGAAAGTGAAAAGTTTGCTGAGAATTTAATAGCTAAGAAAAGCAATAAAAAAGATAACTGCGAAGAACCATGTGGTGGAACAGCAGTAAATATGCAAAGAGCAAAAAAGGGTGCTAGTTTATATGATTTCTTAGATATGTTAGCAATAATAGTTGACTATGCTATGTCTGATATGAATGTAAAATTTATAACAGATGAAGAAGAAATTAAATTAATAGACCCTGAAATTTCATTTAACCATCCTTATATATCTTATAGAGTCATTTCTAGAAAACCAAATAATGAATATAAGCCAATAGTTAGGGAAGAAATTATAGAACATGATGAACACAATGAACAAAGATTAGGTACTATTAGAGGTATCGGTTTTGATTGTATTGTACAATTTAATGTCTTTGCAAGTGAAAATAAGGTCGCAAATAAAGTAATGGAAACATTTGAAGAGCTAATGCTATCTTATGCTGGTTACTTTATGGAACAAGGAGTTAGACAAGTTTACTTTAAAGAACAAATAACAGATACTGATTATAATAACTTCCGTGATGTTCTATCTATAAGAAATCTACGTTATTATGTAGAGATAGAGAAATTAATGGTAATATTCAATAGAAGAATCTCCGATTCATTGTTATACGGAGACATAATTGAAGATAAAACAACTAAAAAATAACCCAATTGAGGAGGAATGCTATAATGGCAAGCACAGGAATATTCGATAATGATTTAATCCTTCCTGGTGTTATAACTGAAATAATACCAGATTACGCACAAGATTATGATACTAGTTCATTTGGAACTACAGAATCAGTTACAATAATAGGTACTGCATTTAATGGACCAGTAGGAAGAGTAACACCTATATTCTCTCCTGAACATGCAAAATACATATTCGGTGATTCATTTGACCCTACTACAAGAAGAGAAGCTTCTCTAGTTGCAGAAGTTTACGATGCTTGGGAAAGAGGATGTAGAACTATATACGGTATAAGAGTTTCAGGTAAAGAAATATATAAAGATTACTCTTTTGCTACAGAAACAAAATTAAAATTAAGAGTTAGTGGTATATTCCCATCTAACGACAATAAAGAAGTTTATATGAACTTCACTACTACTCAAGCTGAAAATGGAGAAGTGGGTAGCATAAAAATATACAAGCCAGCTGATAGAAGTAACATGAAAGAAAAGATGCAAGGTTTAGTATTAAACCAAAATCAAATGTTAGTTACTGAAGTTAAATTATCTGGTTATGGAATAACTAAAGATTCAAGATTGGTAGATGTTGTAAACATAGTTAATGGAGCTGAAAACAACAATGTATTAAGATTAGCTATAGTTAATGAAGATGGTGCTGATGTTACTACTTCTTCTAAAGAAGCTCAATCATTATCTGTTGGAGTTATGTTCCCAGGTTTATACACTATAGGTAGAGATAAAGCTGCTGCTGAAGTTACTGTTAAAACTGAAGTAGGATATATTTTATCAAGTGTAGCTAAACCTCATGGTAACTATCAAGAAGCTATATGGAAAGAGCTTGTAATAAATACTGATGTATCTGCTTCTTATCCTATATATGCTAAATCTAACGGAGATTTAAATACTTTATTAGGAGCTGTTACTACAGATGCTGCTGGTGAGTGGTTAAAAGCTGTTGGAGTTATAGATAAAATAGCTGAAAAAGATAAAGTAGATTACGAAGAAGCTGAATTAGATGAATTTGATTTATATCAAAGACTAGGTTCAGGTTTCGCTCAAACTGCTAAAATAATAGAAGTTAAAAACAATGATGGACATAATAAAGGATACAAAGTTACTGTACCAGATTCTAATGATGAAAACAGAGTTATATCTATACCAGATGGAATATACTCTATGTTAGAAAACCACTCTACAAACTACACAGTAATGTCTAATGCTAATGCTGAGACAAAAGTTTCTGGTAAGCTTCCTAGAAAAGATGCTTTCAAAAAGAGAAAAGCAGGAGTTATAAACTTAAAAGATAACGGAACTAACGTTATAGAGTTAACAGCTAAAATAGATGAAAGAGATTTCTCTGATGCTATTAAATATAATGTGGAAGTTATATCTGTTAAAGACGGTTTAGACCAAGCAGAAGTATTATCTAAATTAGCTACAGATGTTAAGTATGAAAGAATAACTACAGTAACTAAAGATGAAGCTAACAATGTTAAATTCGCTGAAGGTACTATGGTTATGGTAATAGAAGAAACTTTAGTTGACGTATTATTAGTAGATAGAGCTATGGCTGATGTTACTTTTAACTTAAAGACTATGCAAAATGGTGTACTAGTAGAAGCTCCTCAATCAGGAAACTTCATAGTAGAAGTTGAAAATAAATTATACGCTGTTGAATACGAAAAAGAGTCAGCTAAGTTCAAAATCAAATCTGTACAAGAAGATTCTTATGTAATAGGTACTTGTGGAGAAGTTGCTAACGTATATAAAGTTTTAGCTGACAATGAGTTAGAACCAGTTGCAGTTCTTGGACAAATAGCTAACAGAGAATTAGAAGAAGATTATACAATATGCTTCGTTGAAATATTAGCTAATAAAGCTACTATAAAAATATTCTCTACAGAAGCTCAATGGATGAACTATGATGAGTTAGTAGAAAAGTTAAATGAAGATTCAGTATTTAGTGAATTATTCACTGCTGTTGCTTTCACTCCAGACGTAGAAGTTGCTACTAAATTAACTGGAGAAGGATTTGATAAAGGAGATACATTCTACGATACTACAATGTATATACCTTATACTACTTCTGACAACTTTGCTAGACACTTAGCTCAACACTGTACTTATACATCTTTAAAGACTTACCCAACTCACGGTATAATAGGATGCTCTAAGTTAAACGGTGTAAACTTAGCAACAGTTGCAGATAGAGTTAATGAAATATTAGCTTTAGACTTAGACTTATATGCTAAGAGACCTAACGGAAATAACATGTTAAATAATAATAACGTGCCACATCCAATAGGAAGATGTATATCTGTACCATTCATGCAATATACAGTAACAACAGGTAATGGATACAACTATGTATCAAATGGTGCTGCTGGATACGCTGGTATGGTTTCTACGTTAGCAGCTGATAGAAGTTCAACTAACCAACCAATAAATATACCAAACTTAGCTTTCGAGTTATCTAACTACCAATTATCTAAATTAACTGGTAAAGGTGTTGTAACTTGTAAGAGAACTACTCAAGGATTAGTTATAACAGATGGTATAACAATGGCTCCAGTTGATTCTGCTTATAGAAGACTTTCAACTACTAAAGTTATAAACGTAGTAGATAGAAGTTTAAGAGAAGTTATAGAACCATTTATAGGTTTACAAGATAACTTAGCTACAATAAACTCTTTAAATACTGCTATAACTTCAGTATTAAATAAATTAAAAGAAAACTTAATAAGCTACTATGAATTTAAAATAGTAACTGACCAAGCTTCTTCTAGATTAGGTATCGTTAAGATACAATACGTTATAGTACCAACTAACGAAATCAGAGAAGTTAGAAATACAGTTTCTGTTCAAGAATCTAAGTAATAGTGTGAGAGGTTTAACACCTCTCCCTATATTAACCTAATAAATTAAAGGAGGAATGTTCTTATGGCTAACAACATGTCAAGTGAACAATATACTAAAACGTATACTACTTTTGGTGGTAGTGATATCGTTGCAACTTTCAATGGTAAAGTTATAGGAGAATTACAAGCTATAACTTATTCTATAACAAGAGAAAAAGTACCTGTTTATACAATGGGGTCTGCTGAGCCTCGTTCATTCTCAAGAGGTAAAAGAGGTATAGCTGGTAACTTAGTATTCGTTACTTTCAACAGAGATGCTTTATTAGAAGAATTATCTGATGGACCACAAATACAAAAATATCAAGCAAATGAATACAGCAGAACAAATGGTGATTCAGGAGCTATGCAATTTACTTCTATAGAAGAATGGGATGCTCATATGAGTTCTTTAGCTTCAGGAAGTTCTTCTTCTAACGGAACTACTGGTAAAACTCCATCTGATTTAGTTAATAAGTATAAGCCAAGATATGCTGATGAAATATTACCATTCGATATAACAATAACTTTCGCTAATGAATATGGTAACATGGCTTCTACTGTTTTATACGGAGTTGAGCTATTAAATGAAGGTACTGGATACTCTATAGATGCTCCAACTTCAGAAAGAGCTTATACATTCGTATGTCGTTCAGTTGAAACAATGAAACCAATAGACGAAACAAATAGAGGATTTATAAGTACTACTTGGTAGTAATAATAGAGGGAGAGCAATCTCTCTCTTTTTTATTGCTCATATATTATAACTATTAACTTATACAAAGGAGGATAATATGGCTAATTTTGAAATTAAAGGTTATGATAGTTATTCAGGTTGCGATATCGTAGTTACTGCTAGATTATCTACACTTAATAACTCAACTAAAAAATTAGAAGAAAAGATATATACACTTGGCTCTTTACAAACTTTATCTGTTTCTACTCATCAAGATAAAAAACCTGTAAGAGTTATAGGAAGCATGAATGCTTTAGATTACACTATGGGGCAACGTACTATAGCTGGGTCTTTAGTATTTGCTGTTTTTGATAAACACTTTGCAACAGAAATGTTTAATGATTTAGAAGCCGCTACAGGTAAAACATTCTTTTTACCAGATGAACTACCTGCTATGGATATAACTATTACATTCGCTAATGAATATGGTAGAACTTCTAGAATGGCTATATACGGATTAAGAATTATAAACGAAGGACAAGTAATGTCTATTAATGATTTATATACAGAAAATACATATCAATTCGTAGCTACTGCTATGGAACCATTAAAGAAATACAATGGAGGTGGTTCTTCATCTAGTAGACAAAATGAGGCTCAAATTGCTTCTGTATTTAATTTAGATGATATTCCAGTAGCTTATACTGGAGAAGATATATGGACACAAGGATGTATTAATGAAAATGAAAGCCTTAAAAGAGTGCTATTAACAGCAGAAATAGACCAACCTATTTATGAAGGTCAAGAAGGTATAGTTAAATTTACTTTATCACCTAATCAATCTTCTGGTGTGATTTATATATATCATCAAATTCAAAATAAAATATACTCAGAATTACATGTAGATGGTAAAGCTCTATACACTTCTTATTTGGATGCAGGTTTATATTCTGCTTGGTATGAAGACAAAGGACAAACTTTATCTAATACTGTTACATTCTCTGTAGATAATTTAGGAGAACATAATTCAAATTATGATGATTCACCTAATATTGATAACATAACTGATTCTACAATAAAAATAACTTGTAATAATCCTACACATACAATAGGTGTTTGTATAAACTCTTTAGATGGTTCTACTATAGAATTAGAACTAACAAATAGAAATTGCACTTTTAGAAATTTGATTAATAACACAAGTTACGTAGTTTATACTAGAGACAATAATGCTACATCTAAAACTATTGTTACAAAAACATTGGCACCAGAAGAAAGTTTTGTATCTGGTTTTAAAAGCTATGTAAGATTTAATAACTCTTTATTGTTTACAGATTTAGATGCTTATGAGAGTATACTTGATGAAATAAAAGAATCAGATGATTTAATATATTCATTAGAACGTAATCAAGATATAAAAGCTAAAGAGTTAATGTATATGGCTGTTAAATATAAAAATGAATTTACTACAGCTATTAATAGTCATAAGATAGAATCAATGCCACAAAAGAATCTTAGTAATATATATGGTAATTCATTTAAATTTGATACAGGTGTTACTAAAGCTAATATATTCTTACTTAAAAATAAGAAAGAGTATTATGAGTATTCAGAACAGTATCCAAATGAAATGACTTATACAGGAAAGTCTAATAGAAGTTATAATGTCGTAGCTATTACTAATGACTTTGCTAAATCACCTAAATATTTATTTTATTCTTTCAGCGATAATGATAAGTCTAGAATAGATACTTTATATGGAGACGCTAATATTCTTAATAATATAGATTTAACAGAATATATGGACCCATCTAAAAAATATTCAAATATAGCTTTAAAATGTTTAGCTGTAAAGAATAATAAAAATATAGATGTTAAATTACTACAAGCTCCTAATGTTATTTTAGATGAAGAATTAAATATAACAGTAGATGTTAATAATAGTGATTTAATAGGAAAGAAAGATAATGAATATTATCTAGTTATATCTAATCTGGAGCAAAGTTTAGATAAGACGCCTTTTAGAAAAATAAAGATAACAGACAAAGATGAAATTGTGTTTGCTAATAAGTATTTAACAGCTATTAATCATAAAGATACATATGCTATATGGATAGAAGACCAAAACTTTAATATAGTTTCAGAAATTGCATTTGTATCAAAGAATGAAGAAGTAATTGATTTTAATTCATCTCAATTAGAAGATGCAATACAAAAGATTGTATCTAAAGTTGAATTTAATTTAGGTAAAACTAATTCTATGGCAGATGTACATTCTTCTGTATTAAATAAAGATACTTCTATAAAAAATGTTCATTATGATATGATTCAGTCTATAGTAGATTTAAAATTAAATAATACTTTAGCAATATTAGAAATCTTAAAAATAAAGTTCAATGATTTGTATATAAATCAAGATAAATATAGAACAGTAACATACGATGGAGTCAAAGTTACATTTGATAATTTTAATAATGCTCAATTAGTACATATAGGCTTTAAGAAAGATTCAGATTATATAATAGAGGTTATAGACGAAGACTCAATGATAGTAGATAATAATTATTTATATAATCTATATTATGTAATA